GGGATAGTATCCCTTGACCAGCTTGCCCTTCGAGAGAACTTAGCTTACTATAACATCAAGCTATAGCGACCTCATGGTCTTTGTTGGTGATGCTCAGGCATCCGCGGCAGCCCACTGTCCAGCAGTAGGGTCCATCGCGAAGGCTCTTTGTAAGGCTTTTCGTTTAGTGGAACTTGAGTTTGATCTCATTATTCCACGCCCCTCTTGGGGAACGAATTGCTCTACAGCTCGGGCATCTTTTGACGGAGTTTGTGCTTCCGTGGGGCATGACTTAAGTGAGTTTCGAAGAAGGGAATGCCGGATTGCCCTTAAATCCTGTGTTAGGATCTTCGACGTTACTTGCTCTAGTTGTGATAGAGCCGCGGCACAAAAAGCAAAAGACTCTTGGAAGAGTGCCTCCACCAGCCCTGTCCCTCCCGTTGATCGCTCCTGGTCACAGGACCCTCAGTGGGTTCTTCGCCAGCGCGTTCGGGAGTTGGTCAGTGGTTGGGGGAAGAGGCTGTCCTCGAGTCGACAAAAGGAAAGGGGAGTTAGTGAATGGGGGGGAGGGTACGCAGATCAGAACGGTTGTCTCGAGATGACTTCCTTTCATGGAGGCACCATTGCCGTGAGTCCAAGTTCCTACGGGATTAACTCGGAGCTCAGGTTAGGTGTCGCCAAGACGAAAGGTAAGCTTCGCGTGGTTACGATGCAGAGCGCACGTGTCAAGAGGGTTCTAGCCCCTGTTCACGAGGCGCTTTACGATCATATTTCTTCGTTCGGATGGTGCGTGAGAGGAGATGTCCAGAAGGAGGATTTCGTAAGTGTTGTTAACGACCAGAAACCCGGAGAGTCTTTTATCTCCGGGGATTACACCGCCGCCACGGACAACATTCTTCCTTGGGTTACTGAGACGGTGACCCAAGTTATTTGCGAGGATCCTGCTTTGACGGAGGAGGAGAGAGGGACTATGTTGTCAGCAGTGGGCGAGCTCCATTTGTGGTCCAAGAGCCGCAAGACGAAGTATGTGTTGACTAGGAAACAGATGATGGGGAACCTTATGAGTTTCCCAATTCTGTGTCTCATCAACAAGGCTTGCTTCGATATCTGCTGTGACATAAGTTTTGGTTCGGGTGCTGGTAGGATAGGTAGGTTTAATGGGGATGATTGCATGTTCAACGGTAGTCGTTCTTTCTTCTCTCTTTGGGAGAAAGTTACCTCTACCTTTGGGCTTGTTGTCAACCGCCAGAAGACCGGTGTCTCTGACACCTGGCTCGACTTGAATAGTCAGCCTTACCATGTTCCTTCTCGTCGCCTCGTTCCGAGACATTGTCTCTCTTTTCTTCGTCCTTTCCGTATGGACTGCGTCGATTTGTTAGGAGAAGTATGGAAGGGTACAAAAGAAATGCGGCATAGTGTACGCCAGTATGCTGTGTCGGTTCTTGCTAGACACGAAATCGTCCTAAGAGATTTTTGTGTCGCCAACGTCCCCCGATACGTAGTATCCGGTCTGATGAAGAAATCTTGGTTTCGTCGGTGGAGAGGATCTGATCCTTTTCCTCCCGATGTTACCGGGATTTCGCGCTCCGACGATGTTGTGGTTACTGATCCTCCTCGTGAGGATTTGTTTCCACTTGTCGACGAGGCTCATCGGATCGCTGAGCGACAGCGTCTTGCCCGTTGGACCGGTGTTCCTTTGATTTTCGATGCTCGCCCTGTTTGGGCGCCCAAGCAAAGAATTTCTATGGAACTCGGTCCTCAGGTTAAGACGATTCGCAAGCAAAATCGACCTCCTCTCCCTCCCCTCATCTCATCTAAACGGAGTTGTAAGAAATTCGTTAAGGTAGTTCGATGGAAATTCTCTTGGTCTCGACCAGTCCTTGACTGGTTCGAGTCCCAATTCGGTCCTGCCGGATTCCGTTTCGACTACCCGAAGTGGGGCCCTGATCATCCCAGGATGGTCCCCCATGCCGAGTGTCTCAATTTCGTAAGGTTGAGGTTCATTGTCCCCGTTCCCCCGTCATTGGTGCCTCGAGATGGAGTTCTCGGGTGTTGATCAGTGGGCTAAAATGAGTGTGTGCACCCCAAGAGGCTTGTGAAGAAAGCCCGGGCTCCCCACCTTCTGTGGTGGGATAAGCCGCGTATTCCTCTAAAGTCACTCGGCATGACAATGTCGGCTCGGGTCCTGCGTTTCGGACCGTGATCAGGGAGCGTGAGCCCGTGTGTTAGTAATCCACGGGGTAGGGGCGGAGTTCTCCGCGGCCGGCAAAACAACTTCCGGTACATGCTCAAAAACGATAAGTTCAAAGAAAAGTTATGCTTGTAGAAGCAGACTAGGCACGACCCG